TTATTCGTTGAATCTCTTTGATCTCCGTTTAAATTTTCTTCATTACCATCTTTATCTATTCTCCAAAAATCTACATTAACTTTTACATGGCCATTACCATGTTTTTAGCTTTACGTTCAATAAAGTAATTATACTTTCCTAATTCAAATTCAAACTTACAATGAAAGTTAGACTTTTTATTATTTAATACATGTTTAGCTTTTTTAGTTCTACTACATTTATCAAAACATGCAAAAGACAGTGCATCTAATAATGTCGACTTACCAGATGCGTTTGGGGCAAACAATCCATATAATCCATTCATATTTGTAAAGTCAATAGTATTATTTGGTCCATAACTAAACATGTTTGAAAATTCAAACTTTTTTGGAGTCCATGTAATATTTCTTGTCGATATATTTGCTGGTAATTTTGAATGAACTGTTCTATTAATATGTCTTACCGTATCTAATAATTCATCATCTAACGCAAATTCATCTGATAGGTATTCTGTAATAACTTTATTTTGCCATTCTACATCTCGTATATTACCAAAATTAATTTTCTTCTTTTCGTCATTAGTATTTAATGCATTTATTTTTTGAATAGAAATGTCTTGTATCTTATACTCAGATTTGATCTTAGCAACTATTTCTTTCAATGTAGCAGAATCAGTATCTTTTACTTTTAATCTTAATCTTGGACGAATAGGTATCTTATCACTAGGATTTGTTATCTTTCCATTTTCAATATGATATGTATAATATCCATAGTCATTTGGAATATCAACAAACTCACATTGTTTTGTGTCCAGATCCCATACCATTATTCCATGGCCTAAAGCCTCTCCATGATTTTGTTGAATCAATGATCCGGCATATGCAATTGTCTTTTCATCATTCAAGTATTGAGGTTTATGAATATCACCTAACAATACCAAGTCATGTCCTTCGAACATTTTTGTAGTAACATGAGTATTACTTAAAGTAAATCCAGCATCTGTAGATGCATTATGTACCGACCCATGATGTAATGCTATCTTATAATCTCCTTCGAAGCTATCAGCTTTTATATAATCTATTGGCTTATCAAACACTGATAATACGTTAAAGTGTACTCCGGATATCAAATATATACCATTGTCTTTAAGATAATGTAGATTCTGATGATTCAAGGCTTTAACAATAGGACTTAAGGCGTCTAGTCTATAACTATTATTTAAGTTGCAATCATGATTACCTGTGATTATTATTGTAGGTGCTAAATCTGATAACTTTTTGAAGAAATCTGATACCACTGCTACTAATTCCGGAGACATATCTGTTTTAGCATGTACAATATCTCCGGCTACATAAATTACAGAATTATCTGTTTTTGTTTTCTTTATATAAGAATATAATCTCTTAAATACTAACTGATATTCTTTATGTCGTTTTACATTCCTAACATGTACATCAGCTATATGATATATCTTATCTATTTTTTCAATTCCTATATCTATAGTGCGCATAATATCTTTTGTTCCATTAATTCTGTTTCACTCATAATATGTGTATTATTTAATACATTTGTTATTTTTTCAAATCCTAAATCACTAGGATCTTTTCCTGTTATATCTACAAAATAAACATTTAGTCCATTTGCCATAAAATATTGAGCCGTCTCAAGAGCTTGTTTACGTGCATCTAAATCTAAACATATATAAATGTTTTTGACGCCCTTTTCTACTATTCGTTTTTTCAATGTATTAGATATTGTTTTACCAAATAAAGGGATACAATTTCTTTTTATTGCAATTGCATCAAATGCGCCTTCAACTAATACAATTGGCATATTCCAGTTTATATGTAATTCAAACCCTACAATATCTTTTGAAGCTGGAGGGTTTTTATGTTTAAATTTATCTTCTTCATAATATGCACGTGCTACAAAATAATTTAAGCTTCCGTTTGCATCATAACTTGGTATAATAATTTTACCCTTATAAGGACCTTTTCTACAATAGCCAATTCTATATTTTAAGATATCATGTATACTAATATTTCGTTTTTTGAGATAATATATTGCATTACGGAATTCAGGACTCATTTCTTGTAATATCCATAATGGTCTATATCCTTCTGGTAATTGTAATACAGGCGTATCTGTTGTAGTTTTTGTAGGTTTATATTCAACATCATCTAATAATGTTATTAACTTAGCTATCTTTTCTCGTTGTACATTTAATTTACGAAATAATACTGCTAACTTTCTGCCGGCCGCATTACATACCCAACAATGCCAATATTGAGTAACAATATTAACTTCCATTTTCTTTTTATTGTGATGACAAAATGGACAATGGAAAGCAATATTATCATTAGAATTTATCTTTCCTCTCCCCATTACAGATTCAAGAAGAGTTATGATAGAGAATTTGCTCATTTGCGAATTAATTAATTATACTTATTTTCATTATCATTTCAATACTTTCAATAATAATGTTTTTATCAAATAAATTTAATAAAAAGTTATTAATATGAATATATTAAAAAGATCTCGTAAGATCAACCTTTTGACAAGCTTTTTTTCTCACGTAACCAACTTTCCGGTATTGTCTTCTCTGCCCATGGAATATCATGTTTATCACAAAACATTGCATAAGTAGTTTTTGACCCTTTCCTTATCTTTGTCTTTGAAGACTGGAATACCATTCTGATATCTAATTCTGGATGTTGTTTTTTGATAAGTAAATGTTTCTTTCTATCTTCAAGAACCCATCTACCTTTTGTTTCAACTAATATACCATTTGGTAATGTGAAATCAATTGTATATGTATGATTAGTTTGTGGTTTGATGTAATCTATAACTGTAGTTTCATATTCAAACTTAATTTTATTTTCTTTTAATTGGTCTGATACTTTATGTTCAAAGCCGCTTCTATAACCATGTTTAATTGCATTTGCACGCAATTTGGATTTTGATCTCCATGCCATAACTTATTCCTCTTTTATATAAATATTAACTAAACGTCCAAGCATGTGGTATACTATCATAAGTTACTGTATCTAAGTAATCTCCTTCTACTTTGATGTATACTACTTGTTGTGCATCACTACCTCCAATCGATGGGCCTGTGCCTATAATAATATCTTCATATATATTAGACCCAGTTCTTATCAAAAACTTAAAAGGGTTAGATCTAAATAATCCATAACGTCCAATTGGCGTTCCATCACTTCTAGATATATCTGCAGTTGGAAAGAAACTCCAACTAGCTGCTGATATAGATCCTGTGCTAGTATTTGATGCGGTTATATAGCTTCCTCTTGTAATTGTACCACTACTAGAAGCAGGAACACCAACCATAGATGCTGTTGCTGCTTTGGAATCATATTCCGACATTATGATTATTTGTGCACGGTACGGCCCAGGATTAATAATACGATGTTCAACTACTTCGCCGGCATCTACAATTGTATTACGTGATTGTGCTGATTGTAATTCTTGTAAATCTGTAAACAAAGAACGTGATACAGATTTTTTATATGGTCTATGCATATACTTACCTTGATCACGTTTACCTAACGATCCACTAAAATTTGTATCTTTGAAATATTTTTTTGTTTTATGAATAGCCGGCTGTAATTTGTCGTTCTTTTCGTCGGCTACTATATCTGAATATTTTTTTATTTGCCACTTACCTTTATATAACGCCATACTAGTAGTCCCATCTTACGATAAAATTCATATCAACATCTGGATTTTTTTGTATTGGCTGCGCTAATTTTGCAGTAGCAATCATAACAGCTTCATCATTATATAAACCAATTGATGTAATATAAGGCTTTAATGTCCCAGATACAAATAATGATTTTCTCAATTCTCCGGGCGGTAATGTTGTTTGGGTTGCATCACATGGCTCACCATCTGTTATAGGTCGATATGTTGATGTTGGGTTCATCGTAACATTGAATTGGTCTTTAGGCACACGTACTAAACATTCATTTTCATAAATTGTATGAGTACCACGATATCTAACATCCCATGTATTACCAAAAATGCCTGATCCGGAATTATATTTAGGTAAATGGGATGATGCAACTGCTTGACCATTTTTATAAAAAACATTACCTGCTATATTTGTTTGATAACATGATGCAGATAAATAATGATTGTTAGCTAATGATGCAATACTAACATCTTCAACTGCATAATCATACATTCTTACTTCTGATATTTTTGTCGCATTCGCTCCATCTGTCCTTTTAGATCTTGTATTACCAAATATTAAATCTGCTGTGTTAGTTGTAAAATCAGGCAATACTCCATGAGTACCACCAGACCCTGTTACGCCGTTAACAAGTATTTCTAATTTCGATGCAGAATTTCTAACACATATATGTCTCCATTGTTTCGGACCAGCAATTGGCCCGGATGTAACTAAAGCCGCTTTAGTACCATCACATGCTATAAATCTATATGTTTGATAACCCGAACCAACTTCAGCAACTAAATGCATTGGAGTACGAATTTTACTTGCTTCAAACTCTGCTACGGTATCATATGCATTATCAGTACCTTGTAAACCTGTTGTTTCAACCTTTCTTATTTTTCGTTTACCATCTACTTTATCTAAATATGGTTCCATTGTTACACCCCATTTAGATAAAATAGTTTCAGTAGACGAATTAGTTGCATAATGCCATAATGAAATTGTCCAATCATCACATCGACCAAATCTATCAAACTTATCATGATGTGGTATTTGGATATTGTTACTTGCTTCGCCTGCAGGCATTTCAACACATAAACCAGATGATAATTGATAATTACTTGAGGTGACTTCAATACCAGATTCAACCTTAACTGTGCCATTAATAGTGGCTGGCTTTTCTACATTATTTAATTTATATGTTATGCCTTTACTTAAACTACCTAATTCATCATAATCATTAAATTTACGATACAAGTTATTAAATGACATGTAGAAAAAGTTTCTACTTGAAGATGCAAAACTTGATGTATCAATTAAAGGGTCTCGTAAATTACCTTTACCATCATCAACTAATTTAATTTGTGTTGATCCGATCGAAGCTGTAATCAGAAATGTTCCGTGTTTTATTTTTTCGCCTACTTGGCCATATGGTGCAGTAAATAAAGATGCAGAATGCCATAAAAATCTTTTTTGCGAATCTATATCTAAAAAATCTGCGGAATGGGCTGGATTGTAATTACGATAATATTTATGGTCAATTGCATTCCATACAACATGTTGGTTGGTACTATCTTCTGTATTGATAGGATATGATAATGTTCCTATACCATCTGGATCATCTGCTAATATATGTGGAGTATGTCTACGGTATACAGCATTGTGACGAAAATATCCCGATGTGGTCGAAAAATTGTTAGATAATACCTTATAATGTTTATAAGTCTTTACAGGTCTTTGTTGAAAATCATTTGACCGTATTGGTTGAAAAACTGAAGGTATAATTGGCATATCATCTTACTAATTTTAATTTAGAAGTCTAATTTAACTTTAATAAGAGCTTCTCTCGTATAATTTTTTAATAATGGCTGAGATAGTTTTGCTGTTGCTAACAATTCTCTTCTTCTATTATACAATCCTACTGTTGTTATATATACTTGTGGATCATTAATGAAAGTGTTAAAATATAACTCACCTAATGAACCTGTAACAAATGATGGATTATTTGAATAATTATATTCTGCATTTTTAATTCTAACAAAGTAATATGTAGATTTAACTTGTTCTGACGATCTTGCTTGGATTCCTCCATTTGTACCAGCCGGCGTTAAATCATCCGAACTAGATACTGAAGTAAATAATTTTATTGCATTATCACCTTGCACTCCCGACCCCGTTACTGACCCAAAGTTTAGGCCTCCTGCAGATGCGGCATTATTTAACATATCACCATTAAAAATTGCAACTCCATGTTGTGGATATAATAATCCATAATATCTGTAATTCCCTGAACCATCTTTAAATAATTGAGTTCCTTCATCAATTGACCCTGATAGAAGATTATATACTAAACCACCTTCATTGACCGAACCTCCTGATGTTAAAGATGAGTCATCAATAATTTGAAATTTATTAGGATTTGATGTTTTAATTTTAACATTAGATCCGGTATGAGAATTATTTGTTACACTATTATGTAATTCAGCAAATGTTACTTCGAAATTACCTGGATCTAATCTTTCTCTTACTCTAGCACGATTAAAATTCATCACATATATTTCTTCAGAATCTACACCATTAAATGTAAACTTTTTATCATTAGGTGCTAATAATAATTGTGCATATTGTTTATAAATAGCTCTTGATGGAGTATCATTATTCAAGTTACCTGTTAAATCTTTTGAACCCGATCCTACATAATTCCCATATGCTATTGATAGTTCTGACTTTGCATTTGGATTTGTACCAGGATCACCAGTACTATGAAGTTCTTGAAAATATGTTTTTTGTGTTGCGGTCAAATTTGAAGAAGTAAACATTGTTACTAAACTTCCTGTGTTTCCTGCAAACAATCCTCTTGTAACAGTTTCTACATTATTAGGCAATACATCATCAGTAGGATCAAATTTAGTAAAGATACGTCCTAATTTTTGACGAGCCTTAGCTCTTTCACGCTCTCTAATAATTTGATTAGCTAACTGTCTAGCCAATGTTTCTACTTGTGAAGTAGCAGAAACTGGATTAAATCTTCTAAATTTAACCGGGCCTCTACTCTTTCTTATTCTTGCATATCTTGCCATAATTTATTCCCTTTTATAATGATGATAATCCAACTGTTGCAACTTCAACTTTCTTTACAGTTAATGTAATAGATGCTCTACCACCAGTTTCATTACCTATAAATAATATTGTAACTGTTCTATCACCTTTTAATAATTCTTTAGCAGTAATTTCAAATTGCGTTCCGGATACAGTAATACTTTGAGCTGCTTCAGAATCGCCTATAAATTGCGGTACTGATGCTGCTTGGTTTCTTGCGCCTCTTGTTGCAACAATATCAGCTACATCAGAATCAGATAATATTGCTGTATATCCAAATCTTCTATTTCCTCCTCCAAAATTAACTGTTGATGGAGTTATTGTAGTACTCTCATTTGCATTTAATTCGATAACAGATTGCGCAACTCTTACTACTGGAATACGTGCAATTCCTTTTGGCAATGTTACTAATTTATATTTTAGCATCTGAGTTTCATCTGCTAATGCTTCTACAACAGGCATATTTTCTATAGCTGCGCCATAGTATGCAGTCCCTAACGGATGGTCTGGATTATATAAATCATAATCTACTTCATCATCTGCTAATGCAAATTGTGTTATTTTGAATTCATCTCTACCTCTTGCTAAAAGTTCTCTTCCTTTTTTAGTAAGAATAGCATCAACTGTTATTGTTGAATTATTTAAGTATCCCATAGTTATTCCCTATCTTTTTAATAAATATGCTTATGCATGAGTTTATCTAACTTCTAAATTACCTGGATTTGTTGCATTTGGTTGACTATTAAATACTAATGTATTTGGATTCGTCTCAAACACTTCAATTACAGGTTTTTGGTCGATTGCATTTATTGTCGAAGGCTGATTTATTCCAGGGCCAACAAGTCTACAACCTTCATATCTTTGATTTTCTGTCATTTGGAAAAAGTCGTCCATATAACCTGTTTCTGCCATACTTCGTGAATAATTCCATTTACTAGCTACATTTAACCCTTTTGACCGACTAACTTCTCCTGCATAATTTCTAGCACGTTTTCCTAATGTAGCACTTCCAGAATAATGTAATACATCTAATTTATATATATTACTAGGACGTTGGTCTAAAATAACACTTCCCGTTGGACTATAAGTTAATGGAGAAAGCGTGCCAGTTATTTCCATAGGCAAACTTAACGCTGCTGCTTCAACCGGATTCGTTTGGTAAGGAAATAATGTATATATATGTTTATATGTTGTTGCTGTATACGGATCTTCTCCCGGTATTCCGGAATTCGACCCTGTATAATGAGCTAAATAATTTCCTGTGTCTGCATGTCCTGAGCTTCCAACATGATACACTGAGACAGCTTCCGATAAGTCAGGAGCCGAATTAATGCTTGCAGATAATGGTCTAATGACGCCACTTGCAGTAGGAACAGATTCTAGAATAGTTGCATCATATTGTGGATTTGTTATTACTGGCCTTTTTGTTAATCTAACTTTTGCTCTTTCTAATGCATGTGGTTCTACTAATAGACCCATTGCTTCATCAACACGCTCTGGTAATAATTGTTTTATTTGATTAAATAATGCATAATCAAATTGACTAAATATTCTTAAATACGCATTTATATCATTTTTATCTGTATACTTTTTCCAATATTCTTTTGAAAAATTACTTAAATCTGGATAGTCAAATGTTATTTCATGGTCTGGGTCGCCTATATAATCATCTAACGCCACATCTCCTATATGATTAAAAATTTCTTTATTTATTTGATCTGCTGCTGAATAAAATAATCCAACACGATTGGTATCTATTGGCGCACGATCGAATCTAGATTTTTCTCCTGTTGACTTAGGAGATAATCGTCTCACTAATTCATTTTCTTCTAATCTAATTTTTTGTGACCTAGGTACATTACCTCCTAACGAAACTCCTTGTATATAATATGTTTCTTCTACTGGAACATAATTTCCTCTTTGTACATTAACTGGGGTTACAAATCCACTAGCTGTTGCATATTGATTGACTCCGTCAGGATAAGGTACAGAAAAATCTGTTAATGTTGAATTTGGGTGACTCGATGTTATAAATAATCCAGCACCTGTTGAATGATCAACTGCATTCAAATCTGTACCTAAAGGATAATGCCTTACTAATGTATCAAATGATGATGTTGATGATAAACTCGATACATATGATGTAGGATTTGTAGTATGTAAATCAAATGATGTTTGATCTAATATCTCCATCCATTCTCTATACTCTTGCATTGAACCTGTAAAAGCTCCGGCTTGTGGCGCCATTAAACCACTTCCTGTGCTACCACCTAATACTAACCACCTCGATGCATCCTCTCTTGACCATGCTTTTACTATAGCATCTGCATTGGAACTATTTGACCCTGAACCAGGAAATAAAGAACCGGAAGATTTATGTACAATTTTATCTGAAATATAATCAGATGCCTTTTGTGTTTGAAAATATATATTAGGAACATTTCCAAAACTAGCTGTTATAAATGGAAATTCTGTCCATAATCGTACATTCCAAAATTCTCCGTCATATAATGGAACATAATCAGTATATACAATACTATCTCCATTAGTTGCGCCACCACCTCTTGTACGCATTTTAAAGAATACTCTACCGTAATTATCACTACCAGAATATGATCCTGTATAATCTAAACCTAATGACCAATGTACATTTCCTACCGAACTTCCTTCATGAGACAGCATAGTCATTGAATGTTTTTTGCCTGGCTTGAATCTAAATTCTATAGTATCGGGTGGCCGTTTATCATACGAAGCTGTAATCGCATTTGGTGATAAATTTAACGATTTATTTTGGTTTGCTGGTAACCCCCACTTATCCATTGAGCTTGTATAGTTATCTCGGTAAAATTTTATTTGAGAAGATGCAATACTACTTCCGGAATTAAAGTTTAATGCATAAGAAAATCGATCTTCGATTAAAGTAGGAGAATCTTCATCTACTTTAGGTCCGCCATATTCTCTTATAGATAGAAAAGTCTGAGGGATACCATATGTATTCATTAACGCTTTGATTGACCTTGTAGTCCCCTTTGTTTTAAGTAAATACGGTAGATTATTAACTATCCGTCTCCAAACTTCTGTAGTTATTTCTTCATCTGATTTAGAAAATAAAGACCCTGTACTAGCATATTCGCCAGAACCAGAACTAACTCCTAGTTTATATTGCCATAATTGTGAAGCCTGTTTTCCGTTCTCTAATTGCCAACCTAATGATTGTGCTACCTGGTATAATGTATCTTTACTCTGTCCTAACTTTGGATGTTCTTCAGGTTTATATAATCTAGTTAAGTTATCAATATGCGAATATAATATATCAAAATGATGTCCTATCATATTAACAAATAACTCATATTCACTATTATTATTATCAAGCCTAATATGTTCCGGTATAGATCTTGATAATGCATGATCATTTTCTGAGTCATAAAATGATGCTGAAGTATACCATCCATTATACCAATTTTCTGCTATACTACTAGTTGTTGGATGTAAGTAATACTTACTTCCTGATAAATATTTTGGATATGATTCTAATCGATATTTTTTTGCACCTAGGAAGCCTCCTTCGGGAGAATATATGCCATCTTTATTATCAATATTTGAATATATAGATTGGTCTGTAAATAAACTACTAGTTGGTTCGTTATATAACCAACGTTCAAATCCATCAAAATTTCCTATAACATCGTCACGCCGTTTTTCATTTACCGATATATTTCCTTTTAAAGCATCTGAATCAGTTCCGGTTGCTAAATTAAGTACTTTGATACGACTATCAAAATATTCAATTAATCCTAATTTATACTTAAAGTTTGCTAATCGTTCTGTGGCTGACGAAAAATGTATAAAATTTTGAAATCCTGAATAATCTATATTAACATTTTGACCCAGCGATCCGGAAAATATCGTATCAACAATTTGTTGTGATGTCGATGTATTCGCATCTAATAATGAATTCCATGACTCGAAGTCTGTTTCTGTAATAGTTCCTTTAGTTACATCTATAGTAAAATTTGGTCCTAATAATTTACGTGATTTTGAATCTACAAATCCTGGGCCTGATAAAGAAATATTATCAATATATGCATCCGACAATTGTTCTATTGTCCATAATTTTTGTTTTACATCTATATCTTCTGGTAATGGTTTGTATAATCTAACAACAAAATCATTTTCACCTAGCCAATCTTTTTGATTAATAATCTTAAAGATTCTATTCTCGCCAATATTGATTGCAATATCATCTGATAATGGACGTTCTGTTATTGCTTTTAGTATCGGATTACCATCATCATCTAGGACAGGAACTTCATTTCCGTCCTCATCCATCTCCATTTCATATGACTTTTCTGCATACGCTCCGCTACCAAAACTATCAACATATGTTTCAATATCTAATTCTGAATTAGGAAATGCTTGAATCCATAACTCACGCCTATCTTCCGATATTTCCTTTATCCATAAATCTTGTTCTTCCTTTGAACCTAATAAATCTTTATATACATTAACTACAACTTCAAATTCACCACGTTCAATTCCTAAAGATTGACACGCCTTACCATAATTAATATGAATAGAATCTTTAAGTATTTCAAAGTCGTCAATACAGCCACCGGTAATATAAGAAGATTCGTTCCCAATTGTATATAAATGTATTTCAACAACAGGACGTTCTTCCGGAGTTACATTTTTTACATCTAACTGTAAGATATCTAAATCTTCTTGATTCCATACGACTCCTCGTACAACACCATTAGTTTCTTGTATTTCTTTTTTATTTGAAAATCTATCTAATGCCATATCTTATACCTTTGGTAAATGATTATCGAATTTGCAACCTGCTACATATTCATTTAATATTTGTTGTGCACCTTTCGGCCAAACTACGCCATATTTTCTTTTTCCTTTAAATAACCCGCCGGAATTATAAATCTTTTTTCTCATATATTGTACTGCATTATATTGTCGTTTCAATTGATCTCTTAAATACGCATCTACTTCATTTGTTAAATTAACACCTTGTGCATATAATCCAGAATCATTTAATTCTTTACATAGGTCTCGAATATTTAATAAAAATTCATATAACGCTTGGAACTCTTCTGCAGAATCAGCTGATAATAAAGCTTGATCCATTTCTCCCATTTTACTTGATAGATCTTGAATTATATCATTTACCCATGGTAAGGCCGCATCAGCGGCATCAGCAGCTTGTTTAAAGCCTTCTACATGGCCATCTATTTGATTTAATATACATGATTTAAGATACCAATTATCATCCATAAATCTCCATGGCGGTAAATCATGTTTATCATTTGGAACTTTTCCTATTAATGCATCTGCTAAAAAGAATGCTCCTACAACCGCTGCCGCGCCAATTGTGATAGGATTTGTAACTAATGCACCTATTGTAGTACCAAATGTAGGACCTACTGTTGTTGTTACTGCAACCGAACCGAACACTGGGGTTGTCAATGATACGCCGCCTACTATTCCAGGTAATACAGTTGTTGTAAATCCTGTTATTGCAGGGACTAATGTTGTAGTTGTTACTGTAGCAGCTGAAATTGCACTCGATATAGCAACTCCTGCGCCCGTCGCAACAGCAGATCCAGCCCCAACCTTGCCTCCGGTACTGTTCATCCATGATGCAAACTTATCACGTTTAACCGTACGCATCCATTTATACTTTTTAACTATATCTCTTTCTTGTTTTTCGTTAAACGAAGTTTTAATCCCAATACGTTTATTACATACTTTAAATAATAATTTACTTTGATATTTTGTCTTTAATTTATCTTTACCAAACCAAGTCTTCTTTTTAATATATTTCCAATTTCCTGACTTAGATATCATTATTTTATATAATGGACTATTAGCACCTAATCGTTTAACGACGTAATTTCCATAATCAGCTGGTAAAGAATCAAATTGAGTTTTTGTACTTTCTATTGTCGATGCAATACCTGGCCATATTTCATATATTTGTTCTTTAATTGCATCAATTTGTTCTTGTTCAATTGCTTGTTGTACTAAAGAATCATATTGTGCAGCC